AATAATCTTTTCCAGCATAGCGCCCTTTAATTTTTTTATCCGTGCCATTTGTTACGACAACAATATCCATAAAGCCCCCTTATTGGCTTACGAAAGTTGCGAGTATTGACTGGTGCCAGATGCGCCGTTTACGCGCAAACGAATAGCTCCTACGCCATCAATAAACACCATGCCTTGCGATGACGCTGCAATAGCCGTTCGCCAGGTTTGTGAGGGCACATCGGGAATCGCGTTTGTGGGACTGTATTCCACAATCGTATTTGCCCCTGTAGTCACAAAGAAGGTGGCTGGGCCAAGGTTAAACACGCGCTGCACTACGATCGTGCCGCCAGGGGTGCCGGAAACCGACGAACCTGTGGCAATCGTAATTGTGAAGCTGTTAGAAGTGGCCGTTGCAACTTGCCAAGTTTGATTGTTAAGGCCGGTCGCGCCAGTCACGCCAGAGAAAGTCACAAATTGTCCCACAGTAAAACCGTGGCTTGTTGAGGTCACAGTGATTGTCTGACCACTAATTGCAACCGCACTGGCTGAAACATTAACTGCTGTCACACTAACTTCAGTCTGAAAGGTAGTGCCGTTTACAGGTACTTTTAGAATGCTCATGTGTTCTACTCCTTAAATCGTGAGGTAAGTAAGGTTGTAGATACGACCTGCCGACTTCGGTTTAGTTAGCACCAACTCACCGATTGTTAGCACCGCACCAACATAGCCGAGCTGATAGTTTGACAGCAACGACTCAAAGCCGGTGAACGCGAAAGACGCTTGCTCATGGATGTAGAGCGAGAGGTAGTTCGTGTTGACAAGGTAGATCGTTCCCTCTGGGCAATACGGATCGGCGTAAATCGGAACGCCCGCGACCATTAATGCGCGGAAGCCCGACCGAATGCCATCTTCGCCTGCATCGAATCCCGTTCCCGGCGTAACCTGGAACTGCTCAGACGAGAGGAAGTCCTGTGCGAGCTTGGCAAACGTGCCAAAACCGCAGACGCCGAAGGTTGGCATTTCTGCGCCATTCTTGTTTACACCAGCAATGTACTGGAACAAGTTAGAACGGGTTGGCGCGGCTGCCGAAGCGTTGTACACCTTCGCCTGCCACCAGGTATTCGTTGAGCGATTGATGTTGCCGTAAGTGACAAGGTTTGTGCCGTCATCTACTGCGCCATCAAGGCCAATGAACTGCTGATTGTTGGTGTAGTTTGTGTATAGCGCGGTTGCCATCGAATCCGACATCGAGTTGGTCGCGTCGTTCATACGCGCCTCGATCAGCGGAATAACAGCGTGGTTCAACTGAACTGCGCCTTCCATACCAAGGAACGGAATCGGCGTAACAATCGCCTTCAGGTTAAACTCGGCGTTATACGCGCCTTGTTGCACTTGCGGCTGATTGAACGAACCTGAGTAATCCGTCCACTGACTGTTGACGAAAGCCTGACCCTGCACCGGCACAGTTACCGACGACACACCGCCTGAAGCGGTTTGTGCATTGGAGAGCAGTGCGGCCAGGAGGGGGCTGGTATTGTAAATCTGCACCACCATCTTCGGGATGAAGGCACGGCGGGTCACATACGTGAGTTCCGTGGCGATACTGCCCGAGGGAATGATGCCTGTGCCAAGTACGGGCATGTTTTATCTCCTCAAAAAAAATAGATCGAACACTTGTGCCCCCAAAACAAAACTAAATTCGGCGTCGTTTCTGAATCAAATCGTTAATCGCAAGATGCGCTTCATGGTTAGCCCAACCGCGAGGGTTTTTCATAATCGCCTTCGCATCTTCGGGCAACTGAATCGGTGTAATGGATGCGGGAGTCGGCGGGGCTGAAGCGCGCTCTAATTCGAGGTACTTCGCCGCCGTTTCGTAATCCGCGATCCGTTTGTCCACCATCGTCTTTTCGACCTCTGCGGGATCGAAACCTTTTTCGCGCAACGAAGCAAATTGCTTCTCGCGCTTTTCCATCAGCTCTTTTTGCTGAAGTCGAGATTCTAGTGCAGAGATCTTCTCTTGTTGGCGTTCCGTGACTTCGTTAAGTTTCTCCTCAAGTTCAATCTCGGGGAGAGACACCGACGGGTCGGACTTTTTCAACAAGCCGAGGGTGGTCTTGCGAAGCTCGGGATTAGAGAGCAGCCGGTGCATAGTTTGCCCCAGCGCCTGCTGATCCTCGAGTGACAACTCTTCGTATTCGTTGCTCATATTGACCCCCTTAACAAATTAACGACTGCGACCCGGTGGAACGATCGTCATTTTGTTCTTGCCACCCGTTTTACGCGGGCCGGACAAACCGCCTAACTCCGCGTAACGCGGCGGGTTGACGATAAGACCGTTATCGGTCTTGTTGTCCTGGGGATTACGAATGCGAAGTGCATCCGTTGGTGCAAGCAATTTGCCAGAGGCCATAATAGTTACTCCTTATGCAGCGGGTGAAGCACCCGCAGGCATCATGCCAGCGGGAGCGGATGCGGTGGGTGCGGGAACCGCGCCAGGGCTACCGCCAGCCCCTTGCGGCATTTGTTGCATTAACGATTGAATCTCAGCAGGCATCAATTCCTGCGTGGATTGTTCGCTAGTTCCAAAAACTTTACTGAATGATTTCAAAGAGTTAAGGATGACTTTGCCTTCTTTAGTGTCAAATCCAAAAGCCGGTAATGCGCGTTCTAGCACTTTTACCGCCAACATCACATCCACCTTCGCCGCCTCGCGTAGACCCTCGGGGGCTTCGGGGGTTGTCATTGGTGCCGCCTCGGGCGCGCCACCCGGCAACATACCCGGAGCAGCACCCTCTTGGGCGGTGTCTGCGCCAAGCATGGCGCTCATTTGATCGGGGGGAACAGCCATAACAACTCCTCAACAACTGTTGCTAGTCCAATACTAGCGATTGCAAATGTCAAATTAAATTAGGGGACGAAGGGTAGATAGGATATAACCCTAATTAGATACCTGCCCTCCGTCCCCAATGGGTTTATCGCTTGCCTGTTTTACGCTTATCGCGCTTCATCTTTCGCTTTTTCACGGATTTTCTCCAATCACGACGTAATGCCCCCCTATGCCGCTTGTTGGGCTTGGGCCTGTTGCGCGGAAGCAGCAACGGCAGCTTCCGCAGGCGCAATCTTATCTTTCAAGTCTTGTTTAATCAGTTGCAGCATTGGCGGCTGCACTAGATCCAGCAAGCGTTCTTTGGTAATTACGCCCGCCTGGAACAAGCTAAAGGCCATCTGCGTTTGATCTTCAACAAAGATCGGACTGTTGCTATGCGCATCTACCTTCACCACATAATCCTCGGTGAATTGCGCTGCAATAAATTTATTCTCAAACGCATCTACATACCGGCGTTTGTCATAGATTTGCAACAGTTTCAAATACAGTGTGGCAAGTTTTTCGAGCGAGTCCTCAACAATCAAAGCGCGCTTTTTTGTGCGCGAACCGCCCAGTCGGGCAAGCGTTGAAGCGTGACCCAATGAGCGCACCCCTGACTCGCCGCGTCCTGACAACACGTTTGTAATGCCGGACATCTCCGCAAACATTTCGTCAATCTGGTTGATGTCATTGAACAGATCTTGCGGGATGTTGGGCGAGAGCGTATCAACTTTAGCCGAAGGCATATCGCCAAACACATAACCGCCTGGAACATCAAGCGCGCGATTGATTTCGTCCGTAATACCGGGAAAACCGGTAAACGCTCGCGGTGGTTTTGCTTGCAAATTCAACATGTGAAAGATGGCATCCATGCGTTCGTTACGCAAAGTTTGCAATGACATCAATCTCTCGACCTCTGAAACGCCGTAAAAGTAGTCATACGCCGGAGAGGGAGCCACTTGAATAAAAGGCAATTCGCCTTTTACAAACATTTTTTCTTCGCTGCGTTCGTAAATCACCACAAAAGGATCTGCGATCGTAACGACGCGATAATCATTTGCATCATCGTCCCACAGGTGCAGCTCTTTCATCTCGATCAGTTCTTCAGCCACTTGCGGCGTGTAACCAACAGGCATCGCAAGATCGAGATTGACGTTACCAATCATGTTTGGAGAGGCCGCAGAAGTAATAATCCGATCGAGCGCGCCCAAACCTTTATCGCTACTCACCGTCGTTGCAAACACTTGCGCAAGAATTTCATCACGACGCGGATGATTTTCAAGCTGGGTGCGCAGCTCGCTCTTGGAAATGTAG